TTCAGGCCTACATCCGGTTTTATGAAACCATGCAAGGTAGTGCCCGGAACAAAACACATGATGACTTTTGTGATTCACCGTACTACCGAGCGTTTGTGAAGTTTGGAAACTATTGTGTGAACACCCATGTGATTGCACCCGCAAGATTCATGACCTGGTTGTTGAAAGCACAAAAGAAAATTGACAACTGGTGCAGTGACAACATCTATACAGAATACTTGATAGAGTACTTGCGTGTGGAAGCAGTGGCAGATGCTCTGGCCCGAGCAATTGAACACAGCATGAGATGGGCAGAGGAAACAGGCAATCCCGCGCATGATTGGTTGCGCTATGGCAACACCAATGCCTTGTGCTATGCTGTCACAGCCGGACGCATAAGTCCCTGGGTGATTTACAATAGTGAATCAGGACAAAAATTCTTGAGTGAACTCACTACAGAACAAGTGGCCATGGTTTGGTCTTACATCGACTCAGATGCTTGGCAACGGAAGTTCGCAAACTACCCAGCGGATCAAGAGTATGCCAAAGAAATATTGAAACAGGCAGGATGGTAATGAATATAAACATCACTTGCAAAAGAGAATCAATTGGACTACAACTTTTTGACAAGTGGTATGCCTACCGACAGAGTCTAGATTCCAAAAATTACAAGTCTGACATAGCAATCACATTTCATTCTAGTCCTGTACAAGGTGCAATCAACATATGGTTTGAATATATGCCAACCAGCATAGATCAAAAAATGTTTGATTATGATTTGATATTTTTATGCAACGGAGGAGAACCGTTAACAGTATCTAACCATACAATTGTTGAACTGGCCAGCCTGGACCAGGTGTATCTTGTGGCTGATGGGTATGTCACTGAAGATCACCCCATGTACAACAAAATTATTTGGCATCCTCATGACCCGCTGAACTGTAATGACTATTGGTCACGATCTTTTTATCCGCAATTGTACAACAATCATGCAAATACAACCAGGAAAAAAATTGGCAACATTCATGCCATCAACGGGGCTAACCGATCTCATAGAAATTATTTTTTTAGTCTGCTGAAAGATCAAGTACCAGAAATACAAATAACGGGCACGTATAGCAGTACACTTGGTCAAACTCAAAACGCATTTTGGGAATCCAATGAAGACACTGTGTTTCGTTTGTTTGTTAATGAACAATATCAAGATAAATTCAACAAGCCGTCTAAATCAAGTTATTATTCATCGTCTATTGGTATAGGAGTCAATGAGAAATTTGGCACTGTACCACCAGGTTATTTTATTTTAAACGAGTATTTTGATTATCAATGCATGGTGTTTCCCGAAACAACATGGCAAAATAATGAACTGACTTTGACAGAAAAAGGATTAAAATGTTTTTATTCCCAGTGCCTGCCTATGCCAGTAGGTGGTAGTAATGTCAATCGACTGTATAACTCTTTAGGGTATTACACCGCTTGGAATTTATTGCCAAGTCAATTGCAAGTGTATGACAGTAATAAAAATCATCAAGAAAGATGCCAACAACAGATTGCGGCACTGGCATGGTTGAGCAAAAACACAGATGTATTTGCATCACCAGAATCTATCGAGATGAAACGCATCAACAGAAACAATTTTTTAAGTAATTTTGTTGATGTGAGTGCAGTCAAAAAGTTTGATCGTCAATTCTTTGAACAAATACATGTCTAAAATCAACACAAAATTTATTTTGCCCTTCTTGGAAATTATGCCAATACAAGGTTGCAATCTAAGTTGCACCGGATGTTCTAACTATAGCGATTTGACTCACCGCGGATATCTGTCATGGGCACAAGGTCAATCTCAAATTGCACCGTGGCTGGATCGCATTGACATACCAGATTTTGGCATAATTGGCGGAGAACCATTGATGAATCCAGGAATTCTTGATTGGATACTTGGAGCAAGAGCATTGTTACCAAGCAGTCAAATTAGATTTACCACCAATGGCTTGTTGTTGGATAAGTTTCCTGACATAATGAAAATTTTCATGGAGATTGGCAACTGTGTGTTTAAAATTACCAGGCATGTGTCAGACCCCAAACTAGAGCGTAACATACAAAAAATATTTTCTGAATATACATGGCGATCGGTAACCGAATATGGAATCAGTCGTTTTGTGACAGGTAACAATGTGAGATTTCAAATTAATTCTCCACAATTGTTTTACAAATCTTTTAAAGGCATGTATAATAACATGTTGCCGTATCACAGTGATCCTGATGATGCATTTGATTTGTGTTATCAACAAACCTGCCCGTTGTTGTACAATGGGAAAATCTACAAATGCAGTAGCAATGGACTGTTGGTTGACACCTTGAACAAATTTGATAATCCCAATTTTGAACAATGGGAACCCTACATCAACAATGGCCTAGATATTGATTGTTCGGATGCGGAGTTAGAAAAATTTATCAACAACTTTGGAAAATCACACAAGATTTGCGGAATGTGTCCCACAAGGGACAATACAGAAAGTTATGTTTTACATTTTGACAATGTCAATCAGATCAAAATAAAATCAGCAGGATGCTAACATGATTAAAGCAATACACTCTAGTGGACGTTATATTCAAGTGATAGGCGCAACTCCTAGCACCTACGTGAATGCCAACCCAGGAGCCCAGGGTGTTGGTAACTTACGATACAACACCAGCGGTCAGCGCATGGAAGTATACGACGGTAGCAGTTGGCAGGAACTGAACATGCCATATGCCAGTATAGGCCTCAACCCAGATGCTGAGGCAGCCATTGAATGGGCACACCGACAAATGACAGAAGAAAGAAGACTCAGGGTGTTGGCCAAAGATCATCCAGCACTAGCAGATGCATTAGCGGCAGTAGAAAAGGCTGAAGAACAGGTTAGGGTTGTGGCTGCATTAGTGGATACTGCATGAGCGCAGATATTGACATTGACTTTGCCAACAGAGAATCGGTACTGAAACTGATTCAGCACACTCCGGCACGACAAAGCAACGGGCGCCGGCACAACTCGGGTGTGTATGTGACCAACATACCACAGGATCCTGTCAATCGCTGTGCGGCACTAGATTATGAAACTGCTGAACAGCGTGGATACTTCAAACTGGACTTTTTGAACATGAGTGTGTACCAATTGGTTCGGGATCCTGTACACTACGAGCAAATGTTGTCCGCAACACCACCTTGGGAACGACTATGGATGGATCGCGAGTGGGCTAGACAATTGGTACACGTGGGCAATTACACAGACTTGCTGGCCCACATGCGTCCAGATTCAATACCCAGGATGGCGGCTTTTATCAGTATTATTCGTCCAGGCAAGGCACATTTACAAACACGCCCCTGGGCAGAAGTATTTGCTAGTGTCTGGGATGGTGATGATTCACAAGGCTATACATTCAAAAAGGCACATGCCATCAGTTATGCAGCCTTGGTGGCCTTGCATATGAATCTGCTGGCAGGCTAACAAAATCTTCACTGTGGTTGGCACACTGTGGGCAAAACAGTTTCTATCACAGGCATGACCACTTGTTCAACAAATTGATTATGCCCAAGGTCTGTAGGATGTCCGGTATTGTCAAGTTGATGACTGTCTTTGGCAAATTCTGCCAAACAATCTTTTTTGTCGTTGACAAAAAACCAGTTTGAAAAATCATATTTTTGATAGAGAGGATAATCTTTACAAAAATGTCCAATAGAATAGTCGCCAGCATTGAAGTTTGATTCAGATTCTGGATCCCAGTAATTGACATAACTTGTAAATTTATATCGGTAACCTTGAACTTTAAGATAGTTTTCTAAATTTACAAAATTCAGCATACTGCTTTGACAAAGGGTATGGGGATCTGACAATTTGTACAGCCAATCAAATATGTGTTTGGTGTTTTTGTTTGTGGTCCAACTGTTATTTAAACCGCCACTGAACAAATAATATTGATGATCGTCCTGATTTTTTCCAAATCTATAGTGCTGGGTCAAATGATACCACCACTCTCCACTGATGTTTAGATCTTTTCTTCCGGTTCCAGACCACATGATCAAAACCAGAGTCTCCTGTGGATCAAACTGTTGGCCTTCTAAAAAATTTATAGTACTTTGTAAAATATAGTCATTACCAGCGGCCACTGCCGCAATGTTGTGATAGTTTATTTTGGGGAATTTTTTTGATAATATCTTTGCCCAGGTTGTGGTACTCTGTTGGTCGCTTGTGAAAGAACAACCATTGATTACTAGATTCTTAATCATAAAATTTAATCAACACGCCTGACCAGGGTAATTGATTTGCGCTTGCTTTTTTTGCGAGCAATGTCATTTAAACTGCATATGGGACCATGCAGGATTTCTAGATCTTTATTGGCAAACGTTCGTAATGTAGGACGGAAGGTGTCCCATTCTCCACGCAAGAATATGTTGATGGGAATACTTCTATTGCTCTCCCACCACCATGTGTTGGCTAGATCTATAAATCTTTGTTTGGATTCTTGATCTTGTACTGCCCCAAAATCATAGATGGTGGTAATAGCATCATCGCGATTTTGCACTATGCCCACATACTCATTGCTTGCATACATGCACAAGGTGATAAAGGGATACTTTTCTGCTAATTTTTGAAATAAGTCACTGCGCATAGGTTTCATTCGGTTTATTTATACAGTAAACTTTTAGGTAAATATTTGGAACTATGTACTCAACCACCGCCTACATTTATCAACAGATCCAGAGAATTTTATTAATAGACACTTCAGGCGAGGGTGAGGTATTTGTCCGGAGGTGGGAACCAGTGTACGCAAAAAAACTAACAATAAACAAGGGCGTGGATAACGTGATCTTGTTTGAATTTGTCAATCAAGACCAAAAGCCTGTGAACATTACCGGCAGCGATCTCATGTTTAGACTTATCAATCTACCTGGCGATGTGCAATTGCTGGAAAAACCCATGGTCATACTAAATGCCGCAACAGGTCGTGCCAAGGTAACACTCAGTGCCGCAGACACCACAGCACTGCCTACAGAACCTGCCAGTTACTCCATAGATAGAACCAGTGGCGATCTCAATGAAGCAGTATTTGTAAATGCCCAGGCACAGGCACGTGCTGATGTAGATATTCAAGACAGTGTACTGCCAGAGTTTGTGCCCAGCCACACTGTGACAGTGCCCACCATTTATGGTCCAGAAATATATGTTAATCCTGTGTATGCTGGTAACTATCCTGATTGGGCTCTAAATCCCCCGCCAGTGGGCAATGTACAACCCGATCCTGAACGCTATTCCAGTTTTGTTTCCACCAATGGATCCAGCCAAACAACTTTTCAGTTGACCTTTGACCACTATACCGGCAATATCAAAGCACAAGCCGCCGAAAACTATCAAAGTGTTTGGTATGACGTGACAGAAATCAACAGTTTCTACAACAAAACTGGTGTAGACTATATCAATGTGTTGGGCTATCATCCATTATTGCGCCTGGCTCTCAACAGTTATTCAGGTGCAGAAATTGTGGGCCCTGCCACTGCCAATGCCCAAGCCGCCAATGGAGTAATCACCGGCATCACAGTGACCAATTCGGGCAACGGCTACCTAGCACCGCCCAAAGTTTCGATTGTGGGCTTGGGTGCTGGCGCCGTGGCCGAAGCAGAAATTACCGGCGGTCAAGTAAGTGCCATAAATGTTATTAATGGAGGCCAAGGCTACACGCCCTCACCAGCACAGCCCACTGTGCCGGCAGCGATTTTTATCACAACCGGGGCGGTGGTAGACATAATTTGTAGATGACATTTAAAAAGATTGTGGGATTTGGTGACTCATGGATGTATGGAGATGAGTTACTGGATCCCAAACTGATTCAACAGCATGCAGATGCACACAGTTGTTGGCATCAAAATGATGCCTATCGCAACCGTCACAACTTCTTGGGACTTGTTGGTAAACACTATGATATCCCGATAGAAAATTTTGGTATTGCTGGTGGATCCATGCAGAGTTCAATCTGGACTTTTCTTTGGTGGTTAGAACATGAGCCATGCCCTCAAGACTGTTTGGTCTTGGTCGGGCACACTGATTCAGACCGATTGAGTTTTTACAATCCCAATCATAAACGTTATACCAATGATCCCCCTTGGAACAAGTTCATACACTCGACCTGGGTGCAATATGGATCTAGTGTGGTCCCAGAAGAATTTAGAGAAATGGTCAAACAACAACTGGTATTGACCAATTGCTCAGAACTGGCCCGACTCAATCACATGCAAACTCTGTTGTTTTTTGACGGAGTAGCAGCCAGGAAACACATACCCATGATGCAGTTTCACATCATGCCGGCTGACAATCAATTGGATCTTCCGACAGAGATTTGGCCAGGGTTTTCGACCACCATGTGGTTTCGTGATCACCCAGGAAACCAAAAACGAGAACTGATCATGCCCGGAGGTCATCCCAACGAAATTGGGCATGAAATGATTGCCAACAAGTTGATTTCTACCATAGATTCTGCTACAATGTAGCAATGCTTGATATACTTCAATATTTGCCTGCAAAGCGACGACCCAGTCCACAAGGCTGGCTGAGTTTCAACGCTGTGTGTTGCACACACAATGGCAACAGCCAGGATCGACGTGGACGTGGTGGTATCAAGGTCACAGAACAGGGTTGGAGTTATCACTGCTTCAACTGTGCCTACACAGCCAGTTTTGTACTGGGCCGTACTGTGAGTTTCAAAGCCCGAAGATTACTAGGGTGGATGGGTGTGCCCGACAACGAGATTGACGTGCTCAATCTTGAAAGCCTGCGGCATCGTAGCATACACGGCATACTAGAAGACCGACAGCGAGTGTTTAACACACTGAGTGATATCAAGTTTGAAGAATCGGAAGACTTCCCACCGTTTTCGGAAGTGGTCACACCGGAACATCCTCTCTACTGGAACTACATTCGCGAACGCGGCGTGCCAGAAGACTTTCCCATAATGACCGCCATCAAAAACGATGGTGTTCATTGGGTTAGGCCTTTTGTACTGGTTCCGTTTACATACGATGATCGAGTGGTAGGATGGTGTGCTAGATTTCTAGACAATAAACAACCCCGGTACATCAACCACTCACAACCGGGTTATGTGTTTGGCACAGATTTACAGCAGGCTGACTGGCAACATGTGCTGGTGACGGAAGGTATTTTTGATGCATTAAGCATAGGTGGACTTGCTGTGATGCACAATACCATTAGTGATAGCCAAGCAAGATTGATTCGCAGTCTCGGGCGTGAGGTAACTGTGGTGCCTGACCAGGACACAGCAGGTGTGGAACTGATTGATCGTGCTCAGGAACTGGGTTGGGCAGTGAGCATACCCGAGTGGCCCCAGGGTTGCAAAGATGTCAATGATGCTGTGATAAAACTGGGCAGACTGGGAGCCTTGCTAACTATTATGGCCTCGAGAGAAACCAGTCGAATCAAAATAGAAATAAGGAAACGACAACTTGTTAAAAAACTACAATAAAAGAGTTATCTTGTATCCAGCCGGATCTAGTGGGTATTTTTTGGCTGCATTTTTGATCACTGGCCACGATCATGTGTTGCCCAACAACAGGATTGACCTAGGGCAAAAACTATCTTCAACTGTCTTTGTAACCAGTGATCCACTCAATGATTATGATTCAGAAGAATGTTTGCTACAAATAAAAGATGAAATCTTACACGGTCATCGACAATCTATACTGAGCCATTATTCAAAAATTAGTCAGTTAAAAGAATTTGAATCAACCAATTGGATTAAAAAAATAGTCCCCGATACAAATATTTTTGGTTGGATAAAAAATATTGTGTACAAGAAAAAATACACAGAATTTATTGATTTGAGAAATACGCCACTCCGACATCAAGTTGATGGAACTTTTTTAGATCTTATAACTTGGTATGACTTCAATCAGAAAGATTATGACAAGCCCAGTGATATGACAATTGATTTTGGTAGAATTTGTAATATACAGTACCTAATAGATCTTTACGAATCAGCCAATGGAGTCAAGCCCACTGATGAAAGACTTAAATTTGCTGAAGATTACATAAGCAAACAATTTCCTCCACTTGGCGATTGCGATTCGACTTCTATAGTAGATGTTATAAATCATGTCAACCCGCAAGACCCTTTTGATATTGCAACAGTATTGTTTATCTATGAAAAAAATCACAACACATTGGATACTAATCGACTTTGGTCCATCAATGACATACCTAACACAGTACCTGACAGCATTGAATTTTTAATCAGCAATGAAAGAAACTATTCAATTTTTTAAAGGATATATTTTGTTTAAAGAATACGGTCATGATGTTCGGCGACTTTTTTAGAGATGATGTTGAAAGACGCAAGTTGTTAAGCAGTGGCGCAAATGATTGATCAAGAACAAATTAATAAATCTATCAAATCTATGGAATTGGCAATGGTCAATTGCTTGCCCACTCCGTCAGACAAACTGTTTCGTATAGCGTCGGTCATTGACAATGTCATGCTTGACAAGTTAAAAAAATATTTGGCCACAATTGATTCTGCCAAATGGCAAGATTTTCAAATTGGCAATTTACGCAAAGTTATAAACTGGGACACAGACACAGTGATTGAAGAATTACACAATGTGTTTGATGGAGTCACCGAATTGATTGGTCTACAGTTCTCCACTGGCCCTGTTAATTTTTTAGGGCTACAATTATGGAAAGATAAAAATAATTATCACATGGGTTATCATATAGACGATCCCATTATTGATATTGCGCTTCAACTGTATCTGTTTGATGCTCCAGCGGATTGCGGCACAATATTCAAAATTGATGAACAAGAATATCTAATACCATTTGAACACAATACTGGATACGTATACAAACACCAAGCATCAGCAGGCATCCCACACACAGTAAAAGTAACCATTCCGCCTGACAGTGATAGATATTCATTGTATGCAGTCTGGAGCAGATCAGAAAAAATTAAAGAGGAATAGATTTTGTTAAAAGAATACGGACTTGAAGTTCAAAAATTTTTCTTAGAAATGATGTTGGAAGACGCAACCAGTTATGTGCGTGTGCAAAACATCTACAATCCACAGAACTTTGACAAGAGTTTGAGACCAGCGGCTGAGTTCATCAAAGAACACTCGGACCGGCACAAGACCATGCCTGACAGATCACAGATAAGTGCAACCACAGGCATCAAACTTGCGCCAGCACCGGATCTAAACGAAGGTCATTACGAGTGGTTCATGACTGAGTTTGAAGCATTTACACGACGTCAAGAACTTGAACGTGCCATCTTGAAATCAGCAGACTTGTTGGAAAAAGGCGAGTTTGAGCCAGTTGAAAAACTCATCAAAGATGCTGTACAGATATCACTCACCAAAGACATGGGTACAGACTACTTTGCTGACCCCAAAGGTCGCATTGAGAAATATTTCAATTCAGGTGGGCAAGTGTCAACAGGCTGGCCGCAACTGGATAGACTGCTATATGGCGGATTCAGTAGAGGTGAACTCAACATCTTTGCCGGTGGGTCGGGCTCGGGCAAGTCCTTGGTCATGATGAACATTGCACTAAACTGGTTGCAACAAGGACTCAGTGGAGTTTACATTACGCTAGAACTTTCAGAAGAACTCACTAGTTTGCGAACAGATGCCATGTTAACCAACATGAGCACCAAAGACATTCGCCGGGACATGGACACAACTGAACTCAAGGTCAAACTTGTGGCCAAGAAGTCTGGCAACTATCAAGTCAAAGGCTTGCCAGCACAAAGCAACATCAATGACATACGTGCTTACTTGAAAGAGTATCAGATTCAAACAGGTAAAAAAGTTGACTTTGTGATGATTGACTACTTGGATCTGCTGATGCCAGTAAGTGCCAAGGTTTCGCCCAATGACTTGTTTGTGAAAGACAAGTATGTGAGTGAAGAATTGCGTAATCTAGCCAAAGAATTGGCAGTACTGATGGTCACTGCATCGCAGTTGAATCGTTCGGCTGTGGAAGAAGTAGAATTTGATCACTCGCATATTTCAGGTGGTATTTCAAAGATCAACACAGCAGACAACGTGTTTGGTATCTTTACATCACGTGCCATGAAAGAGCGTGGCAAGTATCAGATACAATGCATGAAGTCGCGCTCTAGTACAGGTGTTGGACAAAAGATCGATTTGGAATACAACATTGAAACCATGCGTATCACAGACGAGGGTGGAGACGAGCGAGACAACTTTCGTGGCGGCGCCAAACCCAGTATCATGGATTCCATCAAGGCCAAGAGCCAGGTTAAAACCACTGAAGAAAGCAGTGAAGGTAATCCGCCTTGGGAACGTGCCAGGCCCCGAGAAGATTTTGATCTAGAAGCACCCAAAGTCACAGCAGATGTACAGAGTGCTAAATTAAAACAACTACTGGGGCAGATCAAACAATCTTAATATACGTTGTTAATTTATCAACAATTTGTTTCAACCCAATTACCGATAAATAACTCAAAGGCCTTACAGTAATGCAAAAACGCACTCGTAGTTTGTTAGAAGAATTAGACTCAATGTATGTTGAGCGTGAGCGCCATCTAGTGATAGAGAGCCGTGCCAGCAATGTCATAGCCAGTGCTATCAATTTGCTGGAGCAAATTGACGCCGCTTTCCCGCCCGAGCAAGCAGAAAATCTAACTCGTAAGTTACTCAATGCGATTCGCACAAGAGATGCTGGCCGTTTCGAAAGAACAGTGAGACGTACCCATGCAGATTCATGAATTAAATAGACGACAGCCCGTAAATGAACTTGATATTGCAGGGCCTGGTGGTTTAGTGGCTGGTGCCAAGGCCGCATTGGGCGCATTAAAACAGCCAGGTGGCGCAAAAGATGCTCTAAGAACAGTGACCCCGGGGCAAGCACAAGGGCTTACCGGCACAGCAGACTTGACTCAAAGTGATTTTGCTCAGCGTATGCAGGCAGTCAAAAATCAAGCCGCTATAAAACAGGTGGCTGCCAATCTGCAACAGCAGTGGAACAAGGTCAGCAAAACTCTTCCAACAACACAAGCACAAGCACCAGCCGCTGAACCCGAATTGGAACCAACAACAACTGCTCCAACAACTACTTCACCACCACCTGCATCGCCTTCAAGTCGATCACGATTGGCCAGCAAAGCAGCCGCCTACAAAGCCACTCGCAAAGAAAGTGTGCAACTTGACGAAGCGGCATCATTAGGCCAATTGACAGACTGGTATAAAAAATCTGTCATTCCCAAGTCCATGGCTGCCTACTCGGCCAAGTATCTAGCAAATCCTGTTATTAAAACTGCTCTCAACACTATCGCAGCCAGTGCTAATAATCCTGACCAGCAGGAAAAAGCATTTGAAAATCTTGTGGCTGCCACCAGCGTTGTGAGTCAAGAAATAACGGCCCAAGCACCTGCTGCCACTAGAGGTGCTCCTACCGCACCCAGATCCTTGTCCGGTGGTGCTGCCTCGGCCAAAACAGAAATAGGAAGTTCAATTGGAATAAATCCAGCACAGATAGAAGCACTAGCAAAGATAACAAGTAAATTAGGAAGAGTAAACAGTAGTGACCCTACTACCATTGCTTACCTCCAAGCATTAGGATTTAATACAGTATGAAACTTTTAGAAGGTGGCAACGTATTTAAAGATGCAGACGGAAATCCACTCACACAACGCATCAATCAAACAGATGTGCCCAGCACAGTAAAGTGGCTGGAACAACTCACTGGCCTGGAGTTTCCACGTAAGCGTTGGCTAGGTTCTACAGGCAAGGCGCCCACATCGGGTGACATGGATCTAGCAGTTGATGCCAGTGAAATCTCCAAAGATCAATTGGCCACTCGATTAGAAGCCTGGGCCCGCACACACGGCCAAGATCCCCGTAACTGGGTCAAAAAGTCAGGTGAAGTGCATTTGCGTACTCCTATCACAGGCAGACCTGATCTTGGTTTTGTGCAAACAGACTTTATGTTTTTCCCTGACCTAAATTGGGGCACATTCTACTACAATCAGGCATTTCCGTCAGCCTACAAAGGCATGCATCGTGCTGTGCTAATGAGTAGTATAGCCAAACAACTGGGACTCAAGATAGGTGCCAATGGCATGTTCAGTCGAGCAGACAATAAACTTGTGAGTCAAGATCCTGACTCGGTGGCCAAGGCCATTCTAGGTCCCAAAGCCACCCAGGAAGATCTAGGCAATGTGGAAAGCATCTACTCATTCCTGGCCCGAGACAAAGATCGTGACAACAAACTCAAAGACTTTCGTGAGTATCTGGCCAAAGAAGGACTCAAGGAACCTGGGCAACTGGAAGAAAGCAGTGACGTTTACTTCCTGGCACGACTGCGTGATAGAATTGTGAATCAGGGCATGTATGCTCTAGTGGAAGCAGCCGCACCGGCTCCTGCTGCCGCGCCAGTGGGTGGCAAGGCCAAGGGCATTGAACACCTAGAAGACTATGTGTTTAGAAATGGCACAGCCGGTGTCAAAACAGCCTTGGCCATTGTGGACAACTTCAAAGAAAATCCCAAGACTGCGTCAGTCAAATGGGACGGTATGCCTGCGGTGATATTTGGCCGCAAGCCCGATACTGGAGAGTTTGTGCTTACAGATGGTGCAGGATTTGAAGCCGTGGGTTATGATGGTTTGTTTACCAGTCCCCGAGCCATTGCTGGCAACATGGCACAGCGTGATGCCAATGCCGCTGCCAAAGGCAATGTGGCCAATAGAGTTCAAACACTATTGCCAGTGTATCAAAAGATTTGGCCTCTCCTGGAAGCAGCCACTCCTGAAAACTTCCGTGGCTATGTCAAGGGTGACTTGTTGTACACTTCGACTCCTGCTGTGGAAGCAGGCAATCTAGTATTCAAACCCAACACAGTGGAATATCGTATTCCGCTAAAGAGTGCATTGGGCACACGAATTGCCGACAGCGACGTTGGTGTGGCTGTGCATACCATGTATGAGGACGCTGGTGCTGCCAAGCAACCACTCAGTAGAGTCAAATTTAATCCTGTACCTGGCCTATTGCTGATTGAACCCATCTATGCTCGGCCAGTAGAGATAGAAAATCCCTACGTTAAGAAGATCAAGAGTCTTGTACGCTCAATGGGGCCTGCTATTGATATCTTGTTCAATCCTGCAGAACTACGTGCGGCCAAGATCACTGACCTAGCCAAGTTGTGTGTGGACTATATCAACAAGCGCATCAATCCCGAATACCCTGCTTACACAGGAGATTTCTCTGACTTGGTACCGGGCTTTATGGACTATTTGAAGAGCACACAAACTCCACAAAAGTTCCGTAATATTACAGAATACCTGCGTAGTCCCACTTCCAACGAAGGCGCCTTGGCTGCTGCCTTTGTGCTGTTTGAATTGCTACACGATCTCAAACTGGATCTCTTGGGCAAACTGGATGCACAAGTGCCCGGTAACGAAGGCTGGGTATTTGCAACTCCTGCAGGCTATGGTAAAGCAGTAAATCGCTTTGATTTCACAGCCCGAAACCGCATGAGAAACAACCCCACAACCACCTAAGATTTTGCCAATTTCATAAATAAAAGCAAGGCGAGAGCCTACTTATTAGGAGATTTTAAAATGGCAGGATTTACAAAAACAAACGGTACCACCCAACCAGTATTCCACATGGACACTGGCAATGGCAACATTGGCGGTACAGCAAACATTGCGGCAACAGGCTCGGTTAACTTCCAAGGTCCAAAACTAGACTTTTTCTCAGTTGTGGCCAACGGTTCATTGACAACAAGCGGAAACGTCAACGGTTATATCAACAATTTGTTGCAAGCAATTCAGCAAAAAGGTACAGTTGCTATGTATCAAGTTAGCCCAGCGGCACCCACAGTGTTGAACTTGGCTATCTATCCAACAGACGTTTATACAGCAACCACATTGTTGGCACAAGCCAACACCAGTGCAACTGTTGCTTCTGGTGGTCAAAACTTGCAGTTGAACAGTGCAGCCGGTAACGCTGTGTTCACATCAGCCGCAAGCAACTTTGCTCCAGTCTAATCATAGACTTTGCGATCGCAACCCTGGACGTAAAAAATCCAGGGTTTTTTATTGGCCGTAAATACAGCCATGACTACCAGGATTCGTGTGACCACTCAATTTGACTGCACAGCCACAGGAGTCACTGGGCACTTTAGATCCAATACGTTACCATTTCAAGATCGTGAAGGACAGCACATTCGGGATCAAGTTGAGTGGAATCGATCTCGTAACCAACAGCGCAACTGGGAAACCATACTGCAAATCATTGGATTATACACACAGGCACAGGATATTACCACCACTGTACGCACACAACAGGGTTGGCAATTTGAGTTTTCAACTGAATTTGATGATGTGTTCAATGATCGCGGAGATCCATTGGGCCTGTTAAAAGCAGCCTGTCAGGGTGTGCCAATGTTTTATGATTTAGACAATGTGCCCAAAACACGCATGTTGAATCCTGAATCAAACATTGACTTTGAGATAGTAGACCATAAATAGTACATTGGAGCCCACATGGTTGACACAACTGATATCGAAAAGAAAAGTCTCGAAGCCCACGTTGAACTGTGTGCGCAACGCTATACCGCCTTGGAGCAACGTATAGATGATGTCAAATCAGACACAG